AAGGCCAACGACGTTGCGCAAAAGGTGCGAGGTGCTGATGGGTTCATTGATGAGATGCGTGAAGACCTCATCAATCCTGAGACGCAAGTTTTTCAGACCATGCCTTGGACAAAGACTCATGTAGGTTTTCAATTCCGACAAGGCGAGGTGACTGTCTACGCTGGTGGTAACGGTGGTGGCAAGTCCATGATTACGGGAATGATTGCGTTGGGTCTTATCAAGCAAGACCAAAAGGTAATGATTGCTTCGTTTGAGATGAAGCCCAAGCGCACGCTTTATCGAATGCTCCGCCAGTTTGCTGGTGAGAACATTGATGCACCACGCTACGTCAACAAAGAAACTTACATCAAAAATTTGTTGGATAGGTTTCAAGACTACAACTACGACAAGTTGTGGCTGTACGACCAACAGGGTACGGTCACCAGCCAGCAGGTCATTGCTGTTGCTAGGTACAGCGCGATGGAGTTGGGTGTCCAGCACATCTTCATTGACTCGCTCATGAAGTGCGTGTCTGGCGAGGATGACTACAACGCTCAGAAGTCTTTTGTTGATGAGTTAACTTCATTGGCCCGCGACCACAATGTTCACATCCATCTTGTGCATCACATTCGCAAGCTGGCAAACGAAGAGGTCAAGCCAAGTAAGTCAGACCTAAAAGGCAGTGGCTCAATCAGCGACCAAGTTGATAACGTGTTGTTGATTTGGCGCAACAAGAAAAAAGAACACGATGCTCAGTTGGGTTCAGTTGACCCAATGATTCCAGACGCAATGATGATGTGCGAGAAGCAACGCAATGGCGAAGCTGAAGATTGGTATTCGTTTTGGTATCACAAAGACAGCCAGCAATTTATGGAGCATGACAACAGCGTACCCATGTCTTTTGATAACAGGGGAAGGTTTTGAATGACAAGGAAGAGCAAAGAGCAAGAGACCGTGAGCATATGCACCGTTGTCTCGTTCGGGAGGTCATCAAGATGCGGATTAAAAATCGCGATAGCGCATACCGTTGGCTCAACGGTTACGTTGACAGCACTGGGCGTTGGAAGAAAGGGTGGAACGAACTTCATCCCGAATCAAAACTTGAAGAAGATGTTAGAGACCAATGGAACAAAGGTAACCGAGGTAACGAAGGAGAATGGAAATGACAGACGAAGAAGCAATTGAATTTGGGCGATTAAAAACTGCAAGAGATGAACTCTTGTTGACCGTGGCTAAGTTGCGTGGAGACATTGATACTTTGTACGAAATGTACAAACAAGCAAGCAGACAACGCGATGAGTTATTGGATGAGCAAGGAGCAATGATTGCAAAACTGCGAGGCAGTATTCAATGATTGAAATCACATTACCTTGGCCTCCAACGGTCAACACTTACTGGCGCAACTTTAACGGTCGCACCATCATCAGTGCAAAGGGGCGCGAGTACCGCAAGGCGGTCGCTGACCAAGTGCTGATTCAGCGTGCCGCCAAACACGTTGACTACGCGGTGAAGGTGGAGATTAAAGCCTACCGCCCAGACCGTCGTCGTCGTGATTTGGACAATCTTTTGAAGGCTTTGCTCGACTCCATGACTTATGCAGGCGTCATGCAGGACGACGCTTTAATCGAAGACCTCCGCGTGTATTGGGCAGACGAGGTTGGTGGCATGGTCAAGGTGACCATAGAGGGCATTGAATGAATTGGATTATTTCTATCGTGGTGGTGTACTTCCTGTTCTCAGGGGAGCCGCCGTTGATTGATGTACTGCACGACCACGTCATGCACTACCTCACAGACAAAGAGAAGGGCCGCAAATGAAAACCGAACCAGACTTGATTGACATCTATGCCATGTTTGCACTGATAGGGCTTATGCAGAAGTCAACCAAGATTGCAAAGTCAAAGATAGATATTGCCTACGAGGCTTTCGAGCAGGCGCAGGCAATGGTTGAGGTACGCGAAGACTTCATGGATAAGAGGAGAGATTGATGGAAACATTTTTAAATATTGCGGGTTTGTTTTTTATGGTGTCAGGGATGGCGGCGTGGCTTCTTGCCGCTTTGGTTTTTGGTTTTTATTGGATGTGTTCGCATCCATCAAAGGAGGAGTAAATGTTTGAAACTTTCGGAGATTTTTTTTGGACGTTCATGGCGATGTCCGGGTTCATGTTTTGGATTTGCCTTGTAATTTTTATTGGACTTGTCATCAAGCGCAATCGCGCAAAGAGGAGGGTGTTTTATGAGTGAAGACAGAGACCCACACAAGGCGGTGGATTACATCCTGCTCAATGGCAAAAAATTCGCCAAAGCAAAAGCGGAGCGGTGCTACATCGAAGAGTATCGCAAGTCGCTCAAGGCGATATTGATGAAGCGGAGCATGGAGAACGCTATCGGGGCGCAAGAGCGAGAGGCATACGCGCACCCAGAGTATGTGCAACTGCTTGAAGGGTTGCGCGAGGCGATTGAGATAGAAGAAAAATTGCGTTGGGATTTGTTGGGCGCTCAAGCCCGTGTAGAAATCTGGCGCACTGAACAAGCAAACAACAGAGCAGAGGGAAAGGCAACGGTATGAAAAACATTTTGATTTTGGTTTGCGCAGTTGGCGCATTAGCTGGGTGTTCATCGAACAAGGAACCGCACGTCACCGTGCAGAACCTCATCATGGACAAGAACATCCAACCCCTAAGCCGTGGTGAGCAGATTGACGCCATCAAGGACTGTCAGGAGGCTGGGTTACGCGCCCGCGTGATATACGGCAAGCGCTGGGTAAACGGTTACAGCACAGAGACTGTCATCGACGTTCTCTGCTCCAACCGATATGCGTTTTAATTCGTTTCAATGGGGAGTCATCCACGCTCTGTCGTGGGTGGTTTGCCTTGCTGATGGCTGGGTTTTTCACAACCACGTCTTGTTTGGTACGGGGTTGTTTTTTATGGTTTATTCAATGTGGAGGATGGTTGTGGGAACACCAGAAGACGAGGAGTTCGAGCGCATAGAGCGTGAGCAGGCAATGGGTTGGCGCAAGCGGCAGATTGTTTCTTTGAAGACTGGCGTTGAGTCGTTTGATGAATGGGAACACAGCCACCGCCCAGAACAGTACGACGTAGAGCGCCGCGCATACCTTGCGGGCTTTGAGGCTGGGCGTCGATATGAGCGATTGAAAGAAACAAACGACTAAACATGACCACACTCAAAGAGAAAAAGCACATGAGCGCCGTGGCTGAACTGGGGTGCGCCGTCTGCCGCCGTATGGGGTACGAGGGGACGCCAGCAGAACTGCACCATCCAAGGCGTTTGGCGGGGGGTTGGGGGCGCTCTAGCCACTTCAGTGTCATACCGCTATGCCCAGAGCATCACAGAGGCTCTACGGGCTTGCATGGCCTCGGAACCAAAGCGTTTGAGAAGCACTACGGCTACGACGAAGCGGCTCTGCTCAAAGACACGTTGGAATTGCTTGGTGTTGCACAGGAGCAACATTAGGGTTTTCCTTAGAAAATATTTTAAAAAAGTTGTTGACGTCGTTTAATCTGGTGTTAAACTTCCAATCACTGACAGCAATCAAGCTGTCGGGCAACCAAACGAAAGCGAACCATGAACAACGACATCAACTTCACAGCAGTAGACACACTCGGCACACTCTTGGCTCAGATTGCCGACCTCACAAAACAAGCCGATGCAATCAAAGACAGCATCAAGGATTCCGCCAGCGCAGGCGGTGCAAAGGTTGTTGAGGGTGCAATCTTCAAGGCCACTTACATTGAGTCCAACCGTTCGGTTGTTGACAACAAAGCCCTGTTGGCTGAGTTGGGCGCGACTGCCGAGCAGATTGCCCGCCACACCAAAACCACCGCTGTGTTCAGCGTCAAGGTCACCAGCCGTTAAACCCACGGGGCTTCGGCCCCTATCAGGAGAACACCATGATTACCAAAGAACAATTCCCTTTTGCAAACCATCACAGCTACACCGACGTCACGCCTTATGAGGTTGTCCGTGTCATCAGCGACAAGACCATTGAGATTCGTGAGATGAAGGCCGAGCGCGATGAGTCAGTTCAACTTGACTGGGCCGTTGGTGGCTTTGCAGGCCACTGCATCAACCAGCATGACCAGAAGTGGCGCATTGCCAGCGACGAGTCTGCCCCAATCATTCGCGCACGCAAGCGCGTTGATGGTTACTACCACAGCCCCTACGGTCGTCATATGCTGAATGACAAACCTGTCCGTTTTTACGACTACAACTTCTAACCCAAACGAAAGCGAATCGGATATGAAACACGCACAAGCAGATTACATCAACGCAGGCTACAAGTACGAAAAGGCCAAGAGCGCCGACAAGGCCCGCGCAGTGGCGGAGGGCATCCGCAAGATGCTCCAAGAGGAACACATCACAGACCAGACTGACGCCCGGTACTTTGTCGAGCGTGGTCGCCAAGAGGCCCGTCAGGAGGTAACAGCATGAACACCGACCACATTGTCCACAACAGCAAGACCCAGCGCATGGAGTGCCAGCACTGCGGCTTTACGCAGGCCGTCAAGATGCCATCGCCCATCGACGCCATTTTGGGGACGTTCGATGCCTTCATGGAGGCCCACAAGGACTGCCAGCGCCCTCAAAGCGAGGCGGTGATGTCTGAGTACATCAAAGGCTTTGACGCGGGCTACAGCTACGTCCTGACCGAGATTGAGCGCTACATCAACGTGTACCCCACCGATGTGTTCGCTGTGAAGGAGTTGCTGGCCCACCTCAAAATGGAAGGCAAGCCATAACTTAGGGAAAGTACCTAGAAAATAATTTGAGAAAGTTGTTGACGTCGTTTAAGTTCGTGTTATACTAACATCACTGACACAGCAAATCCGCATAGTCAGGTAACAGCGAAGGAAAGCGAAATGAGAGCAATCATTAAAGCGGCATTGAAGATTGACGAGTTGGCTTACGACTTGGAAAACATTGCATTGGACGACAAGAAAAAGATTGAGGATTACACCGACTCAGAAATCTTGCACGAAGCAAAGCACGTCCTCGGTATGTTCCTTGACGAGACCAACCCTCATTGGAACAACGAAGACTTGCGTGGTGAGAATGGGCCAGAGCAACAACTGTGGGCGCGTGGCGAAGTCCGCAAACTCAAGGCATTCATCAAGAAGTACAACTAAGTCAAGGGGGCGAAAGCCCCCCCCTGACAAGCGAATCAAAAGCGAATCGAAATCGAAAGGAAATCAAATGTCATACTTAGCAGAAATTGAGACCCGTGTTGCAGGCATCCCTTGCATCATTGGCGTGACCTACTTCGAGAGCGTGGGTGGCTCGTACAGCTACCACGCCTCCAGCGACATGGACTACTACGGTTACACCGAGTGCGAGTTCACCGTGTGCGACCGCCGTGGACGCCCAGCACCTTGGCTGGAGCGCAAGCTGACCGACAAGGAGACCAGCCGCATTGAGCGCGAAATTGCAGAGCAGATGAATGACTAGGGAAAACACCTAGATATTATTTTTGTCAACCCAGTTGCATGGCCTTGCGTTTAATGTACAATTACACCAACGACAGCAATACCGCAGTCGTCCAACAGAGAAGGAAAAGCGAAATGACAACCGAAATCGAAACAACTATTTACACCGAAGACAACGTGCGTGTACACGTTGGTGAGTGGGACGAAGGCGGCGTGTGGCTGTCCTTGCAGACTCGCGGCTCCAGCCAGTATGCCGCTTTGACTCGTGCGGAGGCCGAGCAGATGCTCAAAGGCTTGCAGGCCATCTTGGCAAAAGAGGTGACAGCATGAACACTATGGACAAACTCTTCGCTGAACTGGAGTCAGAATTGACCGCCCAGTTCAATTCCATTACCCCAGAGCAACACGCTGAAGAAGAGCGCAGGCGTGCGATACAGCGCGAATGGGAGGCGGCGCACACGGCGATTGAGACCGACGAAGACCGCGCCGACAAGGACGAGTACCCTGATGATGGAGACGAGGAATGAGAGAAGAAACCTTGCTTGAGAAGGTCGTCATTGGTACAATGATGGTTCTGGTTTTCGTGCTGATGGCATGGGTTCCAGACTTCACATTCACCGAAGAGGAGTGCGCGAATCAACACCCTCGTGCATATGTCGGAAGCCTGTGTAACGAATCGAAAGCGAAATAAAACCGAGTCGGTTTATAGGCCGACATAGACATCTGACTGGCGAATCCAAAGCGAATCGAATACACTACGTTCATTCGCTTACTCACATGGGGATTACGGGTTATGCCAGAAACCACCAGCAAGAGGGCTAAAACGCCCGCCAAGACACCGAAGGCAACAAAGCAGGCCCAAGGTAGCACCACGCCCGCAGAGGCTCCTGTAGCCCCGAAAAAGAACCCTCCTCATCGCCCTGTAGAGTACACAGAAGAGATAGCAGAAGAGGTGTGCTGGAGACTCGCTCACGGAGAGTCACTTGTCTCAATCTGTAGTAGTGAACACCTCCCGCACTGCGCGACGATTTATCGGTGGTTGATTCGCTTCCCTGTCTTCTGCGAGATGTACGCACGCGCACGCGAAGACCAAGCTGACACCAACGCTGACGAAATCCTTGCCATCGCTGACGAGATGCCCCCTGAGTACACCGACGAGAAGGGTCGCACTTCCCTCGACCAGACTTACCTAGCGTGGCAGAAGCAACGGATTGAGGCCCGTAAGTGGACAGCCGCCAAGCTGAAGCCCCGTAAGTACGGTGACCGCGTGGCAGTCGAGGGCGTGGAGGATGGAGCCGCCATCAAGACCGAGGACATGAACGCGAACAAGTTCCTCGACATCATCCGCAACATGGAGATGACCAAACGTGC